GCAGTCGCGGGCACAGTGACCGAATCACCAATAGCTGAATACCTAATAGTGGATGAATCCGACCTGGAACTAGACGACACTCCTGTGGTGCGCCTCCGCCGAACCCCGCCCTTCACAGGGGGGTTGCCATTCGTCTTGCGAGACTTAACCATGCTGCCAAAGGGTTGGAATCAGTATCAATGCTCTTAACGTGGGGATACGTCATGGGAGTGGGGTCACCGACGGACAGCGGCTCAGAGTACCAGGCTTCCAGGTCTTCCTGCAGGTCCGGGGTGATTCCAAAAGCCAGGTAAAAACTATACCTGGACTCCTGGGTCACCTCGCCTGCAGGGACACCTCTGGCCATGTATCCAAGCCCTGAATCCCAGATGGCGGCCTCCACCCCCTGTGGCGCAGATTGCCCCAACGAAGCCAATTGGTTGTACCACGCCTCCCAAACAGGAACCCCGGTAGTGAGTGATAGGCCACACGAACCAATCGCGTGCGCCCAGGCTGCCAGTTCCGCGGGAGTAGCCCAACCAAGGAGTGACACAGTATCCTTACTCATGGCGGTACGCGGATCGCGCACCATACGCCAGCCGGTGGAAGTGAGCACAGGCTGCGCCTGGCAAAACACCACCTGCTCGAGCACGAATACTGGCTCCTCCCGGGTAAGGGTATACCCGAAGTCCAGCATCCAGGCATCCAACCCCCCAAGGCGGGGCAGATCGGCTGTCTCAACGATCAGCACGCAATCATCGCCATTGTTGGCCAGGCGGAATGAAATCCCCTGGTCCTCACAATAGGCGATAACCATGCTGCTCATGAGCAGACAATTGCCAAGCCCGGTGTTGATGTCTCCGCTCATACGGCACCCGTCGATGTCGTAGTCAACCCGATAGCCCTCCACTCGGGCTACTCCATGGTTCTGCAGCTGCCAAGACAGCAACCGGGCTAGCTCACGGCTGCCAAAAACGGCGTTGTAGACCGAATGCTCCCATTGCAACGCAGCAACCGAGGTGTGCTGGTCAAAACGAGAGGCATCCAATCCAACGGCCGCCGGCCTGTCGAAAGCTGCCCAGTGCGCAGCAAGCTGCGAACCGACCTCATGAGCATTCAAACCCTTCAAGACAACAGGGTAGCCCCACACACGGGCAAACCCCTTGTAAAGCTCCTTTTCAAACAACTTGAGGTACCGCCCAACCTCCAGGTTGTATCGAGGAGACCTTGGTTGTATGACACGCGGAGCAGGGTCAACTTTTGCACTAAAGTTGACCTTCTCAGCCTTGACAAAAGTGTTCACCCACGCATCGCGACGATTAACAGCCCGGATCATGAGGCTTTCGTACGCACGCTGGTAGATGCCGCGTTTGCGCCCGTTGTACAAACCAGGATAATCAACCCGGTCGACAACGGGGGTCGGACGCACGACACCCAACAGACGTTTGCGAACTCCTGAGAGCCGAGCAAACACCCCTGCCACTGGCTGAGGAGCCCGAGTAAGGCCCCCATCGCGTTGCACGTAAAAAACGCGCTCAACGATGCCACGTGCCAAATTCTTCAAATTAGCGCAATGCACCCCAAACTGGACCCCAA